GGCGTTGCTGGTGGTTTGTTTAGCCCCTGCTGGCGATTGGGTCACAATGTAGTTGTAAAGCAACTCATCGCCGTATTGGTTTACAAGTGTCTGGTATGGCAAGCCTGTCCCGTCAGTGTTAAAAGTAGCCCCAGCGACTGGGTTAAGAACACTAGACCTACCCTTGAAGGTCAGGGTGCCATTGGCGCTCATAAAGAGATAGCCCTGCTCGCTGGTGTTTACCAGTTGCAGATAATTAAGCACGTTGGTGTCTTGGGCAATTGCGTATGCACCAAGAGTTGATGAACCAGTGTCAATAGCGCGAGCGCCTTGGTAGTTAATTTCGGGCAGGCTCAAAACTGCGTTGATTCGAGCGCCTGAAAGTTCAGCAGATGGCGTGACAGCGTTTAAGGCTTGGTTCGCAAGCACTGTGAACTGATCAGAACACGAGGCATACATGATGTCCTGATTGCTGATGTCATAGTCAAGGTTCCAGTCGGTCACAAGACCCGTGTAGATGGGAATGCCGTTGGCAAGAATTTGCACTGGGCATCGAGGCAACACAAACGGGTAGTAAGGACTTGACGTGTTGCTTGGGTTCAAGATTTGGCTGGCATTGTCAAACGCAATGGTTGCTGTGCCTGCATTGAACTGATCTAACTGGCGTGAGCGTCCACGGGTAATATTGACGGATTCAACTAAATAGGTCAAATCAACCATGGTGACACCACCAAGGGTTCCTCGTCCAGCCGTGTCCAGAACGCCGTAGAAGGCATCATTTAAAAGAAATGGGTTACCGAAGCCTGTGGTGCTTTGAAAGCCCACCATGACCTGCATAGTTGGGGTACTCATGCTGCTGCAAAGACCGTTCCACTACGGCGCTGTGCGCGTTGAATTGCTTCAATGATTTGCTGACCGATTTGGTCTGGCGTTGAAACAAGACCAGCGTTGACTGTGATGTTCATGCCGCCACCCATGTTGCCCATTTGCGAAAGAGGGATGACGGCCTCAGGGCCAGCCTCACCAATCAAAGCGAGTGTTGGGCTGGTCACAATTCCACCATTGGCAAGCATTGGAATGTCTGGCATTGAAAAACCATTTCCGCCGATACCCGGAACCCAATCAGGAATCTTAAATGACAACTTGCCAACAGTACTGTTCCAGATTCGAGCGATGCCGTTAAAGACGGCCTTCACAGTTGAAAGCAAAGTATTGAACAATGGAATGACTACTTCGCCAATCCAAAACTCCATAGCGCCAAAGATTGAATCCACAACAGTTTTGAACGGTGTGAACTTCTTGTAGGCCGTTACAAGCAAAGCACCTAAACCAACCACTGCAATTGCTATGAGGCTAAATGGGTTGAGAGCCATGGCAATGTTTACAGCAACAATGGCTGCAGCGATAGTGGCAATGGCAGCGCCGATAGCCAGCAAGATTTCAGGGTGTTCTTGTGCCCAGTTACCAAACGAAGTAAGCAAGGGAAGCATGGCTTCAACGGCTGGAATAAGTGCAGCGCCGATTGACTCTTTGGTTTCTGATAGGGCAATGCCAAGACGCTTGAATTGTCCTTGGGCACTGTCGGCAGCAACTGTTGCCTGATCCATAAAAGTTCCAGATAGGGCAGCCATCATTTCGTCTGCGCTTGCGCCGTCTTTTGCCATTTGCTTGAGTTCTGGTGACAGTTTGGCTAGGGCTGTTGTGGAGCCGCCAGCCGCTTTCGCTAAGGCTTCGGTGACTGTGCCTAGGTCTTTGCCAGTGCCTGCGCTGATGTCCATAGCAAGTGAGGCAAGTTCTTGGGCTTTGGTGACGTCATGTGTTTGGCTAACCAATCGAGCAAGGGCAGGACGAAGGTCATCATCTGTGACGCCAAGCGCTTTGCCTTGTGTAGATATCCAAGTTTCGGTTGCTGCAATCTGGGCATCAGTAGCGCCAGCGCTGTTCATTAACTGGAGGGCAAGTTTCTTTTGTGCAGCGTCATCTTCAATAGCGCCCTTGGTGGCGTCAAAAAGTGCAGCGCCCAAACCAACAAGTGCAGCAGCCGCTGGGACAGCAGCCTTTTTGATAGCGAACTGAGCCTTCTGCCCGTTTGTTTCTAAGTCCTTGAACTGAGAGATGGCTTTTTTAATACCAGAGCCGTCAAATTCGCTGATGATGGGAATGTTTACAGCCATTACTTCAACTCCTGATTTACCTTAGTAATTACGCGCAACACTAGCGCTCGAAGTTCCGCTTGTATGGAAGGCAATGCTTGTTCGGCTGATGGCCAAAGAATGCGATTAGTTCTTGCTCGAAGGTTCTCCGAAAGAATAGTTGTCTTGCCACGACCAGCAGTTTCAAGCACCACAGCGCCAGCATCAGACTGGGTGACATAGATAACGTTTGCATCATTGCGTCGAGTAGAGAACTTTACCTTTAGACCTTTGACGGCTTTGGCTTTGGTGTAAGGAAAGATTTTCTTGTTTCCTTGTGTCCAGTTGCGATTCATTCCGGACAAGGGAGTATCTGGATAGCGAGAGCCAGCCAACGAAACTAACGGTTGCGCAATTTGTTTAGCGTCGGCATTGAACTGCTTGCGGAGGTCTTTGTCAATTTTGCCTAAAGCCTTGATTGCTTCTTTAGCGCCAACTATTTCAACAGATGCTGTGGCTGTCACTTGCGCCTGCTTTTATTTATTACATCTATCACAGTGTTCATGTCTTGCGTCTCGAAAGGTATTTGTGGAGGCCACCACCCAGTCTCAACTAGCAGTTCTGCTAGTGATCGTGAGTAGGTGCCTCGACGGTGGGGTTTGTTGGTTCGTCCGATACAACTTCAATGGCAACCAGTTTTTTTACATAATCATCAAAAACGGCTGGCACGGAAATGCCGTTAAGTTTGCATGATTCAAAAGCCATGAACGCCAAGTCCTCAAGCCCTACGCCAGTGGCAAGGTTGGAGGCTTTTTGTTTAAACTTTCGTTCCCAAGCAATGATGACGTAGAGGTTTGTTTTGACCTCGTAGGTTGTTTCGTTTGTTGTGACTTTGAGCGTGAGTTGCATGATGTTGTTTCTGGTTATGGCGCGGTGACGTCGCGTACCCAAGTGCCGCCAGTGAAGGTGGCCTCTACGGTTGCGAGTTCACCAACTGTGGAGTTGATTGGGGTGAAGTTAGCGAGCATACAATTTGTGAGAACGTACTCAGGGTTTGATGCTGACTCTGTGGTGCCTGATGGCGAAATGGTGAGAACGGTTGAGCCTGTTCCTACGCATGATGCAAGGATTGCTTCAACTTCTGCTGAGCCGTATGACAAGAAGAAAGTGATTGACACTTCTACCGTCTGGAGTCCACCAGTGAAACGATGACCAGTGTCACCAAATGCTGTTGATTCAAGAGAATCTTGGCCAACTGTAATCATGCAAGCATTGGCTTGGTCTGACAAATCAGTTGTGGTTGCACCTTGCGTGATGTTGATAGTTGCGTTGGATAGGAATGTTGTTGTTGCCATTGGTGGCTCCTTTTTCTAGTTGCGCCGTACTGCTACGGCAACGGTCATGTCATAGCAAGGAAGCATCTGTTCGCCGTATGAAGCGAGAGATGGCCTTCCGTCCACTATGGCGATTGGTGAGTTCATGATTGTGTCCACTGTTGTCATTAGGTAATCACCTGAATCTTGGTTGCCCGGAGGCCCAGCAAGAACACGAATGACCAACCGAATATCACCCACGTTGTATGTGAAGGCATCGAGCGTTGGAAGTTCAATCATCACTGACAATGGTCGAGCGTTGCGTGGGTCGGTAACTGGTTTCAAGCCCAAAGCCGTGAGTGCGGTCTTGGTTGCGTTCACTGCTTCGTAGAGAATGCCTGTTGCAGCCATTAGGCAACCTGTGGCCTTCCACAGCCAAGCAGTTGCATGATCTGGCCGAGCGACATGGTTGGTGTTCCCATGCCCATTGAGTCAAAGGATGCGTAGCCGTCAACAGCGCCACGGGAGCGGTATTGGGTGGCTGCATACATGATTGTTCCTAGTTTGGCTGCGCCGTCAGGAGCCGTTGTAAGGCTGTCTGTGTAGCCAGCCTCTCTACGCTTGCGGAACGCCCAAGAGTTGGCCGCTGAGACGCATACAGCGATGAATGCGGTGTCATTAGCGGTAGCAACCTCGATGCCTAGCCAACTGGTGACATCGGCGCTAACAATCCATGAGCAAGTTGGGGTGAAAGTGACTGTGCCAGTAGCAACCGAACGCTCGAAGTTGTCTCCAGTGTTCTTGTAGATGAACTGGTTTTCCATGATGACGTCATAATCAAAAAGCAAGTCGCCCTCATCAGAAACGCCAATGAAGTCGTAAGGCTCGGTAGAAATAACAGTGTGCGTACCACTAAAGCCGTGATCTGCTCCTGCTACAACTACCGAGTCTTGCGGTTGGATATCTGTGTCAACAAAAGTCTGCAAGATTGCATAGTTGTCTAGTCGCGCATGAAAAGCGAGATTGAATACAGCCATGGTCTTGCAGTCTTTCTAGTTCGTCTTTATCAGACGAAAGCAGCCTTGACGAACTTGGTTGAGTCAATCATCAACGCTGCAAAGTAGCCACGGAATGCGATTGTGCGTGAAAGCGTTGAAGGCGAGTCAATGCTGATTGCGCCCTTCTGTTGTTCAAACAGTTCGTATCCAGATGCGTCACCCAGAATGAGTGTGCCATTGGCAAAGTTGCGGTCAACCACAACTTGCAACCCGAAAGCGTTGCCGTTGTATTGTCCCGGTGCAAGGTTTCCGTATGCGTTCATTGGCCCAACCTGTGGGAACAACGGACGCTTTGAGGAATCGCTCAGTGCGAGCAAGTCGCCCCAAATGTCGGCTGCAAGGAACAAGTGTGTTGGCAAGTTTCCGTTAGACGATGACAAGATGGTTGTTGCTGCACCTGCTACCCATGCTGACCAAACACTTGGGTCATCCAAGTCTGCAGCGGTGAAGTTGCGTGTTACTGATGCACCAGAAGCCAATTGGTCTGCTGCGTAGTTGTCGGTTGCATTGGCATAGATACGGCCCATGTCGTCAAGAACAACTGACAAGATTGCGGGATCACTCCAGTCAATTGTGGCTTCGCTGATATTGACATATCCACCAAAAATTTGCTTGGTGACTTGGTTGTTGAACACGACCATTGTGCCTTGGCTTGGTGACTGCTCAGCAATACTTGCCCCTATAGTCACATGGGTTGTTACCTCAGGGCGAATAAACACTTTTCCACCAGTAGGTAAGGCACGTGCGCCAATTGCATCAACGACTGGGCGACGACCAATGAAGTTGTTGTAAACAGGTGAGATAATCGGTGTTGGAAGAACTCCGGGTGTGTCAGTTGTGACAATGTCTGGTGCGGCTGCGCGAAGTGCATCGCTCATTCCGCGCCATTGGTCGCCACCTGAGATTGCTGCTGCAAGGTATTCAACAGCGGTTGGAAGTTTTACTTCACGTCGTGCGGTTGCGTAGATGGATGTTGTTGGGATGATTGAAGCCTCGACCTCAACCACTGGGTTTTCTTGTGTTGCCACTTCTGGTTCCTCCTCGGAATCTGTTGGGGTGGGTTCGGTTGCATCTTCTTCTGGTTCTG